GCCCCCCCGCCCCCCACCCCACCCCCGCTACGGAGCGGGGGTTACGGGATCAGGAAAGAGGGACGACATGAAGACCACCGACACCGCCTACACCGAGCACGACAAAACGCTCGTCCGCCGCGCGCACACGGGCTACCGCTTCAACGGTCGCGACATCAGCAAGGCGATCCGCAGGTCGAGCACCTTCGCCGCCGCCGAGTTGCGGCTCGCGGGGAGCGGCTGGTTCTGGTCCGCTGAGGCGGCAGACTTCGTCTACGTCGCCACGCAGACCACCGACACGACCCCCGACCAGGCCACCCTCGCCGCCGCCGAGCGATACAACGACGCGCGGGCGCACGGGTGGAACCACAGCCAGGCGCTCCGCTGGATGGACTACGCGAGGACCGAGCGCGAGCGTGAAGCCCGCGAGCGCGCCACCGCCAACTACCGCCGCCGCCAAGCGGCCGCCCACCGCCCCGCCTAAGTCCCCCACCGGCACCGCCCCACCCCCGCTATGGAGCGGGGGTTACCGGGTGCAATCAGAACACCAAGGAGAGAGAGACGACGATGACCCATACAACGATCGACGGAACGCTGACCTACGTTACAAATGTTGCGCATGAAGTGGGGGACGACGGGGGAGAATGGGATACGTTCCGCGTCGCGGGATACCGGATCGTTCTCGCCGAGTGGTATGTCGGCATATGTGAGATAGATCGCACTCCCATCCTGAGTGGGATTCACAATCTGAGCGATCGGACACCGCGCGTCATCGACGCATGGTCAGAAAATGTCGGGGGGGGGAACATGATCGACGTTCTCGCGCTCAGTACGGGCGATTACTTGACAGTGACGGACGATTGCATCGTCCGTCGAGATACGTCCGATTGGGATAGTTGGGTCATCGACGCCGATCCGGTTGATGTTGTAGTCCTTCCGGCGCGCCGCTAGCCGCCCCGCCCGCACCCCACCCCCGCCGCCGCTCCAACACCCCGCCACTCGGCGGGGTGTTTGCGTTATCCCGAGGGCGTTTGCAGCATCGCGTCTAGGGCAGCGCGGGGCACGAGGAGGCGGCGACCTAAGCGAATCACGGGGATCTCCCCGCGCTGCACAGCCTCGTAAGCGAGGCGTCGCCCAATGCCCAACCGGGCTGCCGCCTCATCTACGGTCATGGTCTCGCTGAGGTGCCTGTTCGCGACGATTGTCATGTGGTGCGCTCCGTTCTTTGTGTGGAAGGATCGCACGGAGCAGGCGTGGCGAACCACCCTGAACCGTCGGAATATCCGTCGGATTCGCCGGGGTGTTTGCGTTACGCGCGCTCCACCTAGATAATCACCGCAAGCAACATCACGGCCTCACAGCCCCCAGATCAGGGGGACGCCGCGATGGACCAGCTCCGCTCCTACCACACCTTCACGGCGCAGCGCGCCCAGGACGCCCCCGTCGGCGTCCACCAGTTCGTCATCTCCACCGACGACCTCGCCCGCGACGGCGCGATCATCGAGGCGAAGGGCTGGAAGTTCGACAACTTCCGCAAGAACCCCGTCGTGCTCTACCAGCACGACGACTTCCACACCGCGCCCATCGGCCGCGTCGTGGACGACTCCCTCGGCACCCGCGCCGGCAAACTCAGCGCCTCGATCCAGTTCGACATGGACGACCCTGAGTCCGCCCGCATCGAGGGCAAGGTCGCGCGCGGCTACATGAGCGCGACCAGCGTCCGCTGGCTGCCAATCAAGGCGGAGATGCAGGAGCGCGAGATCGACGGCGAGACGCGCGAGGTCTACGTCTTCCAAGAGCAGGAGCTGCTGGAAGTCTCGATCGTCAGCATCCCCGCCGACCCCGGCGCGCTGATCAAGCGCAGCGACGGCGAGCCCCTCGACATCGCCGCCCTCCTCACCCCGCCGCCAGACGTTATCGACCTCCGCGGCGACCCATACCACACCGACCCCGACCCCCTGACAACGGTGACCGCCTATTTCCGCGCGCTCGATGAGCAACTGTCCCCCGCAGCCTTCGATCGTCTTGACGATCAGGAGCGGGAATTGGCGACGCGTCTTTACGCCCGCCTTGGTGGACTGCTCGCGGACGCGCCCGAGGCCCCGGCCCCGCCGGACCTCCTGCCCCTGGCCGACGGCATCCGCGCGATCACGGACTCCGTGACCGCCTTGGCCGAACGCCCCCCCATCGACATCGCGCGCCTCGTGGACGAGCGCATCGCCGCTCGCACCGGCCGCGCCTAAGCGAAAGGACCGCCGGACCATGTCCGACCTCCCTGAGACCAACACGGCGGAGGCCCCCGCCTCCGACCCGACCGCAGACGCCATCGCCCTGATGGCCGCCGGCATCGGCACGCTTTCCGAGACCGTTAGCGCCTTGGCGACCCGCCAGGCCGAGACGGAAGAGCGCGTCAGCGCCGACATCGACAAGCGCCTAACCACCATCGCCGGCGAGACCCGCACCACGCGGCGCCCCGAGGGCGAAACGCAGCGCGAGCCCCGCATCGAAGTCCCCGACCGGTTCCGCACCTACGGCTATGGCGACCCCAGCCCCGCCGAGGTCGCCTGGGGCCAGCGCGCCGGCATGACCGCAGCCGAGCTCCGCGAGACCGTCATGCGCTCCAACCTTGAGGTTGCGATGCTCGTCCTCGGCGGCACGCAAGACCGCAAAGGCATCGGCGAGGTCGCGATCCCCGACGACCTGCAAACGGCCTTCCGCACCCACGCCTTCGAGGGCGTCGGCCCCCGGCCGTTTGTCACCGACGGCGAAGGCCGCAAGGTTCGCGCGATGGACAGCGCTGAGTCGGGCTTCGGCCTGGAGCTCATCGGCGTCCAGTACGTGACGAACATGTGGGAGGCCGCCCGCAACCTCGACAGCATCGTCTCGGACATTCGCACGGTCCCGATGACCGCGCCCACCATGACGATCCCGATCGACGGCGACATGCCGGAGATGCTGTTCGTCGGCGAATCGACCACGTCCAGCGCGACCGCATACACCACGTCCAAGACGGGCTCGGGCAACCGCGACCTCACCGCCAAGAAGTTCACCATCCAGCAAATCTGGTCCGGGGAACTGGGCGAGGACAGTGTGGTCCCCTGGATTCCCTTCCTGCGCGACCAGCTCAACATGGCGGCGGCGTCGTACCTCGGGTCGGCCTACCTCAACGGCGACACGACCAACGCCGGCACCGGCAACATCAACCTCGATGACGCCGACCCCGCCGACACCAAGCATTACCTTGCCTGGGACGGGATTCGCCACTACTGGCTGGTTGACGCCACGGGCCAGGGTAAGGACATGGCGGCTGCCCTCGACGACGCGGAGATCACGGTCGCACGCGGCAAGCTCAACGGCGGCGACGACGACATTGACAACCTGATCAAGAACATCAACTGGGGCCTCAACCCCCGTGACCTGCGGTTGGTCTGCGACTGGGACACCTACATCCAACTGACGCAGTTGGACTCCGTGAAGACGATCGACAAGTACGGCCCGCAGGCGACCATCGTCACCGGCGAGCTCGGCTCGATCCACGGCATCCCGATCATCAGCCCGTCGTACGCCTCGAAGACCATGGCCGACGGCAAAGCCTCCACGACCGAGGCGTCGAACACCAAGGGCCAGATCACCATCTTCGCCCCGCGTGGCTACATCGGCGGCGTGCGACGCGAAATGCAGTTGTTCTTCGATCGCATCCAGCGCACCGACCAGTTCCTCTTCGAGCTCTACACGCGGCGCGGCTTCAACCGCCACGGCGCCAACGTCGCCGCCGGCATCTACAACATCACCGTCTGAATCCTCCTCAGCGGTAGATGGAAGGAGACCTCATGCCGCAGCGACCAGGCCGACCACAACGCGAGGGCATCCACGCACTGGGCGTGGAACCTCGGCAGATCGACGACCCCGGCAACGCCGGCACCATCCCCGGCAACCAGTCCGGCTACGTGGAGCTGACCAGTGGAGGCGCGGAGACGCGCACCCTGGCCGATCCCCAGTTCCGGGGGCAGATACTGGATCTCGTGTTCGTCTCGGACGGCGGCGACTGCGTCGTCACCGCGTCGAGCCCGCTCAACCAGACCGGCAACACCGTGATGACGTTCGCCGACATCGGCGACCACGTCCGCATCGTGGGCTTCAACAACGCCACCGACGGCTGGGAGTGGCGTCAAGTGGCGAATGACGGGGCGGCGCTGTCGTGACCGTCGTCGTTCTCGATGTCCTCGGCCGCTACCGCTCCTCCTTGGGGGAGTGGGAGGCGGGCGGGGAAGTCCACTGCACCAACGATGAGGCGGCGCTGCTGTTGCGAGACAGCCCCGGCAGTTTCGCCGTGCAGGGCTCCAAACCAAAGCCAGCGGCGAAGAAGGTCGGGCGCTCCACCACCACGACGGGGGTGGCGGCGTCGGACCGGCGCGCTCGGGGCGGCACGAAGCGGGGGTCGTAGATGACCATTCGCGCGCTTGCCGCCCTGAAAGTCACCACGGCCGGTGACGCTGGCGCCGCCGCTGGGACCGCCGACACGGGGCGCGTCATCGCGGGGGAAGTGCTCGGTGCATACATCGACTACACCTCGCAGCCCGGCACGACGGATGTGACGTTGCGGACGAAGGGGACCGCCCTGCCGTCCTACAACCTGCTTGTCGTGACCAACGGCAACACCGACGGCTTCTTCCCAGTGCGTGCCTCGCCCGTCGATTTGGCCAACGCGGCGATCACCAACTCGCACGCCCCCTTCGTGGTGGCGGACGAACTGGAGGTCTCCGTCGCCCAGGGCGACGCCATCGCGGATGGCGTCGTCGTGCATCTCCTGATTCGAGACTGAGCGCGTCAAGGGAGGGCCGCTAACCGCACACCACCACACCACATGGGGCAGGGCTGGCGGCTGTTACTCCGTGGCTCCAGTGTCCACCCCGCCAGTGTCGCCCCGGCGTCCATGAAAGCCGGAATGTAGGGGACGACCATGCCGAGTTGGCTTGCCACCCGCGAGTCCGTCAAGCGCGCCTCCGGCGCGAAGGGCAGCGACCGCGACGACCAGATCGACGAACTGATCCAGTCCGCGACGGACGAGATCTACCGCGACACGAATCGCGACAATGACGCGCGCCGCTTCGTCCCCTACACGGCTCTCGTGCGCCTCTACCGCTTCCCTAATCAGAACATCGTCAGCCCCAGCCACCTCCTGCTCGACGGTGACCTGCAAAGCGTCGACAGCCTGACGCGCGACGGCACCGACGTCACCGCCATCGCCTCGACGGATTACTTCTTGGAGCCGAACAACCTCGGCCCGCCCTACCACCGCATCGAGATCGACCTGGCCTCAACCGCCTTCTTCGCCGGCAAGGACACGCCGCAGCGCGCCCTCACACTGACGGGCACCTTCGCACGGCATAGCGAGACGGCCACCGCCGGCAGCCTGGGCGCCGCGATTGCCAACGGCACCGATACGTCGATGCAGGTCAAGAACGGCCGCCTCGTCGAAGTCGGGCATACCGTCCTCATCGGCACCGAGCAGGTGCGCGTGACGGACATCAGCGACAACGACATCGGCACGAACGTCGCCGGTTCCGGCCTGACCGCCTCCGTATCGGACACCGCGCTCACCCTGGGCGACCCCGCCGACAACCTCAACGTCGGCGAGGTGATCCGCATCAATAGCGAGACCCTGCGCGTGACCGCCGTCACCTCCGCCACCGTCGTCACGGTCGAGCGGGCCTACGACGGCTCCACCCTGGCGGCGCACTCCTCCGGCGACGACATCTTCGTGCGCCGCACCTACACCATCGTCCGAGGCGTCAACGGCACAACCGCCGCTGCGGCCGCCGACGACGCCGCGATCAGTACGTACGTCGTGCCCGCCGATGTCCGCAAGTGGTGTCGCGGCCTCGTCATCGTGACGATGCAGCAGGAGCAGCACGGCTGGGGCCGGGAGATCGGCCGGGGCGAGGGCGCCTCGGAGTTTCGCGGGACGGTCTGGGACAAGTTCCAGGCGTCGATGCGGCAGAAGTACCGCTGGCACGCGATCGGGGGGCCAGTCTGATGGTCGCCCTCAAGGTCACCACGCACGGCCCCGTCTTCAACGGCATCGGCGCGAAGATCCTGCACCAGGCCGAGCGCGACGCCGTGCAAGACCTCGTCGAGTTGGGCGAGCGGCGCGTGCAGTCGCAGCTCTACCCCGGCCACGGCCTCGTCACCGGCAACTACCGGCGCGGGATTGTGGGGCAGGTCGGCGGCCACGTCGGCGGCGCCGGCGGCGTCTCCCAGACCTCCGGGGCGCTCTTGCAGGCGGCTACGCGCGACATCGCACGCGGCGGTCTGCAAGGCGTCGTCCACGACTCCGGCATCATCTACGGCCCCTGGCTGGAGGGCGTTAGCTCGCGCAACGACGCGACCCGCTTCAAGGGCTACCGGATGTTCCGCAACGCCGTGCAAGACCTCAACCGGATCGCACCGACGATCCTGCGTCGGCACCTGACGAAAGCAGCGCGGAAGATATGACCATCGCCGCCGGCCGCGACGTGCTGGTCTCCCACCTGATGGCGACGGGGTGGTTCGATGGGGGCGTGAACACCTTCGAGCCCAAGGCCGCCCCGACGGGGCAGTTCCACGCAGCGGTCTTCCTCGACGGCGTCGTGCCCGTGCCGGAGCTCTCGGGCCTGGCAGCGACGACCTACCGCTACACGTACATGGTCCGCATCTTCCGCGACATGCTGGCCGACCCCGTGGGCCAGATCGACCCCGACCTCAACGTCCTCGCCGACAAGATCATCGACGACATTAACGGCGACTTCACCCTGGGCGGCAACGTCCGCCTCGTTGACGTGCTGGGCGAAACAGGCGACCCGCTGAACGTGCGCGCCGGCTACATCCAAGTCAATCAGTCGATGTATCGAACCATCGACCTCATCATGCCGCTCGTGCTGAACGACGCGGCCGCCCAAGCGGCATAGAGGAGCGCAGGACGATGCCGACCTATCGCATCGGGAACCCCAACAACATCCCCGCCGGCATCCCGGTCTTTACCTGCGTCGACGCCTGCTGCGGCAAGCCGCAGTTCGCCGGCGGCACGTTCGACCCGGACGCGCACCCCAAGCTCAACCCCGCCCGCCTCCTGTCGGGGGGCTGGCTGCTGGGCGACGCGCCAGCGGTGAAGGCGAAGAAGAAGAAGACGGCAGCGACGAAGGGAGCCATCCGTGGCTAAACGATCCGGACTCGGCGGCGCCCTCTACCTCAACGGCCTCGACCTCTCGGGCGACGTGGGCTCGATCGACCAAGCAGCCGCCTCGCGGACGCTGCTTAGCGTGCCGGGCATCGACAAGAGCGCCAATGAACTGATTGCCGGCCTCGCCACTGGCGCGCTGGACTTCACCGGCTACTTCAACGACGCCACCGACCAACTCCACCTCACCGCTCGCGCGCTCGGTGCCGCTGCGGCGATTCAGAACATCACCTACGCGGTCGCGACGACGATCGGAGACCCCGCCTTCATGTTGCGGGCGCGGCAGGTGGACTACGCCCCCTCCCGCTCGGCCGACGGCGCACTGACCATCCCCGTGACGGCCGTGGGCGTCGACGGCGTGATCCCCGAGTGGGGCAAGATGCTGACGACCGGCCTCGTCACGCAGGGGTCGGCGGCGGCCCTGGCCTCGCTCGACAACGCCGCTTCCTCGGCCAGCGGCCTCGCCGCGATGCTGCACGTCGCCAGCATCACCGGCGGCGGCTCCACCCTGACCGTCACGATTCAAGAGTCCAGCGACGATGGCAGCGGCGACGCCTGGACGACCAAGCTCGCGATGGCGGGGGTGGCGCAGGCATCCGCCGCCACCTCGGAGCGGGCGACCGCTACGGGCACCGTGGAGCGCTACACGCGCATCATCACGACCGGCGGCTGGACACAGGCCAAGTTCGCGCTGGCGATGCGAAGGGGGACCGCTGATGACATTGACGCGTATTAGCCCCAGTAAGGGCACCGGCCAGACCCTCGGGGTCCAGGCGCAGGCGGGCTCCCGCCAGCCGGCGCGCTGCGAAGACGTGGACTGCGCCGCCTTCCGCAACGGCTTCATGCGGACGGTGGCGACGGCCGGCGAGGATCACACCTGGCTCCGCCTGCACCGCCGCAGCCGCACCGTCCCCGACGGGATGATCTTCCGCGAGCAGTCGAATCGGGATGAGACGACCACCATCATCTTCGAGCCGGGGCAACAATGCCTGCACTCGATCGCCGGCGATCACGGCTGGATTCATACGAAGCCGGGCCTGCTCACCCTGGGCACGCCCATCAACACCCACGGGTTTACCCGACGTGGCCCTGTGCCCGATGCACAGCCACTCGGCACGACGGAGGACATCCCCGCCCAGCGGGAATGGCTCGACCGTCTCCACGACGGCACCGACGCGATCGCCGAACGGCGACAGCGCGGCTAGTGAAAGGAGCCAGCGATGGCTAAAGAGAGCGGCCTCGGCGCGACGTTCAGCGTCGACGACTCGGGCACCAGCGCCCGAGCGATCACCAACGATGTTACTAACTTTGACATCAGCACCCCGCGCAACCTGCAAGACGTGACGGGCCTGGACAAGAGCGCCGTCGAGCGGCTGCAACTGCTGGCCGATGGGCAGGTCACGTTCAACGCGGCCTTCAACGACGGGGCGACCACCGGCAGCCATACCGTGCTCAAAGACGTGATCAGTAGCGCGGTCGTCCGCACCGTCACGATCGTCCACTCGGGGCAGACGCTCGGGATGGAGATGCTGGGTGCCGACTACGCCGTCTCGCGCGGCGCCGACGGCGCTCTGGGAGTCTCGGTCCCCTTCAGCCTGAGCGACGGCTCCGTCCCGACCTGGTCCTAAGCGCACCCACAACGGAGTGAATCAGATGACCGATGCCCACGACCCCTGGATCGACGACACCCCCGCCGTGATCATCGTCGAGGAAGCCCGCGCGGGACACCCCCTGGAAGGCACGGTGCTGCGCCTCAGCGCCGAACTCTCCTATGGGGCATGGCGGGCGTCCCAGAAGGGCGGCGACCGCGCTGCGGAGCTCATGGCGGACGCCTTCGACGCGAGCATTCTCGGGGGCGAGATCCACCTGCGCGGGGAGATCACCCCCGCCAGCACCGAGACGATCGGGATGATTCCGCTGCGCCTGATGGCGGACATCGTGTCGGCCTGGGCGGACGGCCTCACGCGCCCCCCAGAATCGAGCGAGTCGGATACGCCGGATTCCTCGCCACCAGCGACGCCCGCGGGGTCTCCGGTCGACTCGCTGCCGCCCTTCGCTGGGACACCGAGCGACAGAACATCGTCGGGCTCTGCCGCCGCTGGGGCATGACGGAGATGGAGTTGGACGCGCAGCCCGCCTGGCGCATCCACTACGCGATCTGGGCGGCGAATGAGAAGAGCGGGCAGGGGGAGACGACCCCCACCCCCGAGCCGGAGGATGTGCCGGAAGGACTGCTGACGGATGGCCTCTGAGGTCCGAGTCAAGATCACCGCCGACGACCGCGCCAGCGCCAAGCTGGACCAGGTCGGCAAAAAGGGCACGCAGATGGGCAACGTGCTCAAGGGTGCGTTTGTCGGCGCGGGCATCGCGGCGGGGGCCTTCGCTGCGGTGAAACTCGCGGGAGTCGTCAAGGCGCTCTCGGTGGACGCGGTGGGCGCGGCCTCGAACTTCGAGGAGTCGCTGAACAAGGTGCGCGTCGTCTTCGGGCCGGCGAGCGATGCCGTCGAGGCGTTCGCGGCGGACGCCACGCGCAACATCCTGATGACGGAGGCGGCGGCCCTCGAAGCGGCGGGGACGTTCGGCAACCTGATCACCTCGCTGGGCGGCACGCAGGACGCCGCCTCCGAGATGAGCACCGGGTTGGTCGCCTTGTCCGCAGACCTCTCCAGCTTCAACAACATCGGCACGGCAGAGGCGTTAGTCGCCCTGCGGTCGGGGTTGGTCGGGGAGATCGAGCCGCTGCGCCGGCTCGGCGTCAGCTTCAACGCGGCGGACGTGGAAGCCCGCGCGCTCGCCCTGGGCCTGGCGGACACCAAGATCGCGATCACGGAGGCCGATAAGGTCTCCGCCCGCTACAGCCTCATCCTCGATAAGACGACGAACGCCCAGGGGGACGCCGCGCGGACGGCGGAGGACTACGCGAACTCACAGAAGCGGGTGCAGAAGGCGTTTGGTGAGTTGCAGGTCGTGATCGGCGAGCGCCTCCTCCCCGTCATGACGGACCTGTCGAACATCCTTGCGGAGGAGTTGCCCGCCGCGATCGACTGGGTGGATGCCCACCTCGATGACGCAATTCTTCTGTTCCAGGAACTATGGACGGTCGTCGAGGACGGCCTCGTGATCGCGGGCCAGTTCCTCGGCGTGTTCTTCGACATCGGCGTGACCATTGCTGGGGTGCTCGTCAAGCTCGGGCTGCTCTCCCAGCGCGAGGTCGAAGTGAATGAAGAACTGGCGCGGTTGGTCGCGCAGACGCAGGCACATATCAGCGCAGTGGATGATGAGGAATCGGCGCTCCAAGCCCTGATCGCGGCGCTGGTCCCATCGTCCCGCGCGTACGACGATCTTCAACGGGCGATCCGGGAATCGGGGGAGGAGTCAGAGGAGGCCCGCGCCGCACAAGAGGCATACCAGACGACCACGGACGCCCTGACGGCGAGCATCCCAGGGTTAGAAAGGATCTTTGTAAAGTACGGCGTTTCTCTCGATCAGGTTCGTGACCGGCTCGACTTCCTCAACTTCTCAACCGAGAACCTGGAGCAGTCCTTCCCGGTGCTCGCGCAGGCCCTGAGAGATGCGCAGGCGGCGGCAGCGGCGGCCAAGCCGGAGATTGCCGACCTCGGCAACGCCGCCGGCCATACCGCCGTCCAGATGCGGAACGCCTCGGCGGAGACGATCGCCTGGGGTGCGGCGATGGCGATTGCCAGCCTCAACGCGGCGGGGCTCTTCGACGCGGCGGCGCAGGTCTTCGACATCGTGGTCGGCCAGATCAAGGAACTCCGAACGCTCAACAAGCTCTATGGGGCCACCGCGAACAGCATCCTCGAAGCGGCGGGGGCAGAGGCGGCGTTCATCGATGAGGCGGGGGGCGTCACCGAGGCGCTGGGTGGTGGTGTCTCTGAGGCAGTGAAGGATGTCGAGATCGCCTTAGGCGACCTGAGCAAGCAGATGCTGATCACCGAACTCGCCCAGCGGGGGCTCGGGGTGGAGGTGACGAAGTTCGCCCGCTTCCTCGAAGGCGACCTGCGCGCGCAGCTGACGGCGGTGATTGCGGACGAGGACGCGATGGCGGCCGCCGTGGCGGCGGTGACGGCCGAGTTCGACGTGCAAGGCAAGGCGGCGGACCGGCTGGCGCGTAAGACTGAACTCCTCGCGGAGAGCGCCCGGGTGTGGGCAGAGGTGCAGAAGGATATCAACCGGCAGATGATGGAAGATTCGCGGAAGGCTGCTGCTGCGTGGCTGTCCAACTGGACCGACGCCATGGACAAGCGCCTACAGCGGCTCGCCCAGGAGGGCGCGGCGCTGGGTCAGTTCAACCGCGCGATCGGTGGGCAGCAGTCCGCCGGGACCGTCATGGCGACGTTGGTGCGCGTGGACGCCGCAGGACGGCCCTCCGGTCTCAGCGGCGTCGATATCGGTGCCATCCTCGGGGAGGCTGGCTTAGGGCGCGGACTGGGCTTCCTCGACGACGATGTGGTGACGGAGAACGAGGCCGGCGAAATCCTGTGGAAGTACGGGGGGGGGAAAGGGGGGCAATGGAGCGATGATGACATCCTCAGCCTGATCAGCCAGGCCCTCGCCGCCGGCATCATCGTCAACGTCAACGGCGACATCGTCACCGACGACCCGGCCAACGCCGTCACGGTGGAGCAGAACAACGAAGAGGCGGGTGTGCCCGCATGACGACCGCTAGTTACGTCGTGGAGTGTGATTGGGATGGCGACCTGACATGGGACCACGCGCAGGCGGATCTGACCTCGCTCACCCTCCGCGTCGATACCTGGCGCGGCCGCAGTGCCCCGATCCAACTGCCCGGACGGGGCGAGTCCATCGCTGGCACGATGACTGCCGTGCTCAACAACGACGACGGCAAGTTCTCGGACCCCGGCGGCAGTATCGGCGCCGACCTCGTGCCGGGTCGGGCGATTCGCCTCCGCACGACCGCGCCCAGCGTGGCGGTCTTGTGGACCGGCCAGGTCGAGAGCATCGCCCCGACCGTCTCGCCGCAGCATGGTCGGCAGGCGACCATCCGCGCGATCGGCAACCTCTCGAAGATCGTCGGGCGGCAGACCAACGTCGCGCCGCAGACCTCCATCCTCACCGGGGCCGCCGTGCGCCTCGCCCTCGACGACGCCAAGTGCTTCGACTACGCCGGCCTCGTCAAGAATCACAGCAGCCTCGTGGGCTACTGGCGGCTGGACGAGACCAGCGGCAACGCCCTCGACAGCAGCGACAACAGCAATACGGGGACGGTGACCGGCGCGACCCAGGGGAGTGACAAGCTGACCGATCAGGACGACGGCGCCAGCATCGACTTCGACGGGGCCACGGGCGACGTGGACGTGACCAGCGTGGCGGCCATCACCAACATCTTCGACGGCACGGGCGGCACCGTGGAGGCGTGGATCAAGGCGGACTCCGACGGCGAGGGCAGCCTGGGGATCATCGTCGGCAAGCTGGCCGGGTGGATGGTCTACCTGAGCGACGAATCCACCGGCGTGTCCAAACTCAACTTCACGGTGGACTTCTCGACGACGGATGGGCGCTGGCGCACGACGGCGACGGCGATCACCAACGGGACCGCGCACCACATCGCGATCACCTACGACGCCGACGCGGTCGGCAACAACCCCATCCTCTACGTGGACGGCCTCGTAATCGCGATCGATGAGGTGACCACGCCGGTCGGGACGCGCGTCACCGACACCACGAACGCACTGATCATCGGCAACCAGGCGGCCGACGATCGGACCTTCGACGGCCACGTCAGCGAGGTCGCGATCTACACCGCGATCCTCACGCCGACCGCGATCGGTAAGCACTACGCCGCCGGCTTCGAATCGCCGCGCCACATCGACAACGGCACGATGACGCTCCCTAACTGGTGGGCCTTCGACCGCAGCGTCGTCAACGTCATCCGCGAACTGGAAAGCTCCGAGTTCGGCTTTCTCTGGGAGGGCGCGGACGGCGCCCTGCGCTGGTCCGACCGTCACGGCCGCCTCACCGACACCCTCAGCGCCAACTCGCAAGTAACGCTCAGCGACGCCGCCTCGCCCACGCACGGTTACCAGGCCATCGAACTCATCGACCCCCTGCGCGCCATCTTCAACGACTTCAGCGCGACCGTGCGCCAGTACCTCACCGGCTCCGCTAACACCCTGCTTTGGGAGACGCCCGAGAACATCAACATCAACGTCGGCGCGACCATCACGCGCTGGGCGCAGTACCCCTCGCCGGACGTGCCCGAGGGGCGCTACGCGTCCGTCTGGGACACCATCCTGACCGGCGACGTGGACGTGAGCGGCGTCGCCTTCGGAGACCTCGCAATCGCGCAGACGAAGTTCGCCCAGAGCCAGAAGATCGCCATCACGAACAACGGGGCGGCGGCGGCGGTGATCAGTCGCCTCGACGCCAAGGGCACGCCCGTCACGGAGAAAGACCCCGTCAAGGTTCGGGCCGAGGACGAGACGAGCCAGGACACCTACGGGCTGAAGACCTACGAGATTATTAGCCCTTGGTGGGAGTCCGCCGAGATCGCGCAGGCGATGGTCGACGGCCTCGCCGACACCTACGAGACCCCCCAGCGCGGGCTCGGCATCCGCCGCAACGCCAACAAGGACAGCAACGCGATGACGCAGACGTTGGCGCGCGACATCAGCGACCGCGTGACCGTCGTCGCGGACAATAACACCAAGTTCGGGATCACCTCATCGGACTACTACATCGAATCCGTCAAGCACGCGATCACGCGTGGCAAGACGCTGCACACCGTGGAATATACCCTGTCCCCCGTGAGCAACCCGCTCGGGGACTTCATCCTGAATGTGTCGCTGCTGGACACCGGGAGGCTGGCGCTATGACGCAGACCCACGCCACTATGGTCGCCGAGAACACCGCCGCCGTCCGGTCCGCCGTCCTCCAGGGGCGAGCGCGGCCGGAGCAGCAGACGCAGGCGGAGACGATGGCCGCGCTCTCCCACGCCGACTGGCTGCTGACGATGCTGGAGGCGGCGCACCCCGGCGCCGGCGCGACGGCCAAGGCCAGCCGCGCGAAGGGCGCGACCGTCCCGGCCCGTATCAATCAGGGGCGCTGGATCGTGGACTGCCCCGCCGGTTGCAACACGGCCCTAATGGTCGACCCCGACGATCTGCGGACTCTCTGCCCTGCCTGCGATAGCGGCTGGTTCACCGTCGCGCTGCCGGCGGCGCGCAGCGGCATCGAGTTGGAGCTCTCGCACCGCGCGGAGCCGAATCGTAACTGGGAGCCGGGCGAGTCCGTCGCCGACCTGCGCGCCGATGACGCCACGCTGCCGGTCATGGATGCGGGGGCCGCCTAATGGCCTACACGAGCCCGAGGACATGGGTGCTGGGGGCGGTGCTGACGGCCGCCCAGCTCAACACCCATCTGCGCGATAACTTCCTGGCGCTCGCCTCCACCACGGGCCTACTCCAGCACGAGGCCGGCGGGATGGAGTTCAACGCCTCCGCGATCACCACGGGCGGCACGGTCTACGGGGCCAGCGCCGGCGTGATGGCGATCCTGGCGGCGGGGTCGAACGCCGACGTGTTCACGATGGCGGGCGGGATTCCGTCCTGGGCGGCCCCGTCGGGGGTGGCGATCGACGACACCGAGTTCACGGGGAGCGGGACATGGACCAAGCCCTCCGGCGTGACGGTCTGCCTGGTCGCCGCGATTGGCGGCGGCGGCGGGGGTGGTGGCGCGCGGGGCGGAGCCGCTGGGACCTGGCGTGACGCGGGCGGTGCAGGCGGTGGCGCGGGGCTCACGATGCGTTGGATGGCTGCGGCCGACCTTGGCGCGACCGAGACGGTGACGATCGGGGCGGGCGGAACCGGCGGCGCGGGCGGGTCTTCGGCTAACGGATCGGACGGCGGCGACGGGGGTAACACGACGTTCGGGAGCGACCTGGGATCCGTCGGTGGCAAGAGGGGGCTCCTGGGAACCGCCTCAACTGTAAGCGGCCGGGGTGGTGCCGGGAGCGGGTTGATCGCTACGGGGGCGGCCGGGACAGACGGCATCGGGTCGCAAGGGGGCGGCAACGGGTCGGGCGCGACTGACCCTGGCGACGCCGAATACGGCGGCGCGGGCGGGAGCAGCCAAAACGTCACCATCAACTCGGACCCCGGTGGATCGTCCGCGTACGGCGGTGCAGGCGGAGGCGCGGGTGGCTCTATCGCTGCCAGTAACGCGGTGGATACGGCTGGGGCCGGGGGCGATCACGACGTGACCACCAGTGGTGGCGGCGGCGCTGCTGGGGCGGCCGGTGGGACGAACCCTGGGGCGGCCGGGGCGGCGGGCGATGCTGGCGAAGGCGGTGAAGGCGGCGGCGGCGGCGGCGGGAACGCCTCGGGGACCGGCGGTGCGGGTGGCGTGGGCGGTGCGAATGGTGGCGGTGCTGGTGGTGGTGGTGGTGGAACAACAGTCGGTGGTGCCGGCGGCGTCGGCGGCGCGGGCTACGTGAGGGTGATT